GCAGGATAGTAAGGAGATTTAATAAACTCTTCATGTGTTTTATTTTTTGTTTTGCTCATGCTACTTTTAGCGTAAAATTGTAACCAAGCTTGAAACCCTATACGTACACCTTTAAGGTCTCGGTTGATCCAACGTTGTTTCTTTTCGCAAATATGAGTTAAAAGAGTTCGCTCTCTTATAAATTCACTTTTGCAAAACTCACAACTATATTTGATTGGAACGTCAATTTCCTCTGTCTTTTTCATATTGTTCAATGTCTTTGTCAGTAATTACTTGGGCTAATGTTTCAATATCATTGATTTTTAAATTGGGAAAAACTTTTGCAAGATATGCTTTTTTATTTTGATCCTTAACAAATACTTTACTTATATCAGTAATATCAGCTGGGTTTGCTTTAGGATATATTTTTGTAAAATATTCTGTTACTTCTTTTTGTTTAGCTGATTCTTTCAACGATGCTATTTTTGTAGACAAGTGGGGAATCCATTGGTGAAACTGTTTACCCTTACTGGCACTACTAGCACACAACATTAACCATTGAAGTTTGGGATGTTTCTGTACATTTTCGTTAAACAAATGTACATTAGCATAATAATCTGTGCTACGAACATAATAGCCTTGAAGTTTATGTGATCCTTTGATTGCGCTCATCCAATGAGTCATCATGTAGGGTACAAACTTCTTTTGTTGTTCTTCAGACAATGTATCAAAATAGCCATAATCCTTAGCATCCATTTTTGCTAATACATCAAATAGATTTAAGTCTTGCTTTTCAAACTTTTCTTCTGTTGGTACTTTAGTTGCCATAATCAAAATGCCTGGCTAAAATCTACCATCTCGCAATTACGACTGATCTCTTTTACAAAGTAAACACATCTGGGTTTCTCTTCATCATCAATTGGTACACATAAGAATTGACCATTCTTTAAGCGAGGTGCATACCATGTTACATCGTGATATATATCCAATATTTCAATATCTAAAAAGCTAGGTCTAAATGCTGTTAGCGGGTTAAATTCAAATGCTTTGAACCCACGATCATTAACACTTGTTAGGGGTAACGTTTCTAAGTCACCTATATCAGGTTCACCAATTAAAATTTGCCAATCTACTGGCATTTTAATTGTACGATCACCTATGCGTAATACCAAAGCGGGTGAGTTGAAACTTTCTAAAAAGATCAATGGGATATAATAATAATCTACATTTTGTGGAGTACTATTGTCTAAGATAGCAAAGCGCAAATCATCTACTTCTTCAGGAAGAGTTTCTAAATTATAATAACTATTATTATCGAGGGTAAGAATTCGCACAGTATTCCTTTGTATATTTGTTTATTGTAACATAATTTGATATGATTTACAATAGATTAGGTTTATTTATATTTTATTTTTTTAACATCAAACGGGTAATTGGCTTCAGTATAAAAAGCCTTACGTTGTGTCAAGTGTCTTTTGGCAAACTTACAGCTACTTGTAATATCCCATATCATCACATGATCTTTATCTTCTGCTTTTCTTATGCCCCGACCAATAGATTGGATAACTCTAACAAAGCTTTTTCCGGGTTCAATAAGAACCAAGTTAAAAATACGAGGGATATTAATACCCACAGCAGCCACTCCATATGTTGCCACAATAATTTTATTGGTGCTAGTAGCAATTTCATCATATTCTTCCTTACGTTCAGTTAATTTAGTTTCGCCCGAAACAAATACACTATCGGGTAATCTACTTATAAGTTCTTTACCTGCATTAACTCTATCTACAAGAACTAATGTATTACCAGTTAGATTAATATCTAAAATATATTGCGATATCATATCCAATCGTTTTGTATCTTCTAACAAATGTTTAAGTTCTGTTTGATAATTGGGAAACTCTACTTGATCTTGTAGCTGAATAATATTCACATGACATTGAGCAAGCACTCCCCTGTCTTGTAGCTCACTTGCTGATAATTTATTGATTAGTGGACCAAGACTTATAAATAATGATTGTGCTTCAAATTTTGCTTTTGGTATAGTACCGGTCAATCCCCACCTAATAGGTATATGGCTCATTACACCAGTCAGCATTGTTTTTAACGCATCAGCTTTTGCCATGTGTACCTCGTCAACCATTACACATACAACATTCTCCAAAAACTCACCAATTGGCACTTCAGCTTCTCCGCTTTTAGTATTTTTAAGCATATTATTTAAGCTTTGCCAAGTACAGATGGTATGTAGTTTATTGTATTCTTTACGATCACCAAAGTATACACCAACATCTAATCCTAAATTAATGTAATCAGCTTCTGTTTGTGTAACTAAACTTTTATTAGGTACGATAACAATTGATCGGCCGTATGGTTCGATACTTTTACTTAATGCCGCGGTCATTAAGGTCTTGCCCGCACCAGTAGCTATCTCTTGCAAGCATTGAGGGTTTTGCAAAAAGTTATTGATAATCTCAACTTGATAATCACGCAATATGACTGGATCACCTTCTTTAGGATGACCTTTAGGCCAACATGTGTTAGAAAATGTATTTTCGGACACTTGAGCAAACTCAAATGTTGTTTTGTATTCTCTAGTATCTTCTAGTTCAATATCATAACCAGCACGTTCTATTACAGGAATGATTTCTGGTAAAAGATTAATATAGCTAGACCCACCTAAACTAAAATAACTTACTTTACCATTCCACCTGCCTAATCGAACACTAGGCAAGTATCTGGCTCCTGGAATATCATATTCAAACATTTTCATCAATGTTTTTCGTTCAGATAATTCTAGACCCTCTACCTTAACGTTGACCTCATCTTTTACAATTATTTTACAAGTTTTCATTTATATAATACTACTGGTTGACTATTAACAATGTTAATAATTTTTGATGCTTTATTAGATACATCTCTTTCACTAAGAAATCCTGCATTGATTACAGTTGGAAAGTTATATTTTTTAAATACTTCAGTATCAAAATCAAACATTTGATTTGCTGCCTTTGCTATCTTATGTGGAATATTTTTATTTTTTAGTTCGGTGCAAATCTTATCTGTATAATCTTTTAACAAACCATATGTGGGAGTAACTAATACAAAGTCACAATGAATCATTTTGAGATATTCAACTAATTTTATAGTTTCTGATATTTCAAATGAGGTATCTCTATTGACCACAAAACTAATAATATTTATTGCTTCATTATCTTCACCTAATGTATCATATAATTTAGTAACGATATCATTATCTATATCAATACCTAAACTAACTAATTTTGCTAGAACCGGCAGATCCATAGTTAGTGTAATTGGTTTTAATGCTTTTTCTAAATGCAGGTTACTAGCCGCAATATAAAAATTATTATTTTTATAAACTAGTGTGGGGTTCCAATAGCAAGAAGTATGGTTATAAGCATTTACTTGTACTAAAAGTTCACTAATAGTTTCACAGTAGTTAATTTTGGTAAAGTATTCAGATATACATTTAATGAGATTTTTCAATGTATATTCGCTAAACGGATATATCCAAAATCTATTATCAGAGTCCCATTGACCATACTCTAGTTGCCGTAGTTTTTTGACAAGTTCTTTTTTATATGGGCTAGATAAAAGTATTTTGTTATCATTAAATGTAATATGAACCTCAGTAAATTGTTTAGTGCTTTCGATTGGTTCTATAGTCCATGGCAGTTTAATAAGCAATTGACTATCTAATTTTGTTTTTGCCAGTTGTCTATGATATCTTACTGTAATTTTATCTAAAAGATTTGATTGATTTGAAGTGACTGGTTTGCTAGTCATAAGATTTAGATGGATAATATTATCTAAAAACTTTTTATCGTAGGTTCCCAAACTTATATGAGTCATCATATAATAAATTAGTTGTTCTTTAGTAGTTGGGTTACGTGTTAGCATCTCTAAATTATACACTTAAATATGAAATAAATCAAGTTAATAGGTTATATAGTACTTGATTTTGATAAATACAATATAAAGGACCCATCTCTATGAACATTACCGGCGCAATAACTATCACTGGAGCGGTTACATTAACCCCGCCCCCAACAGCACCAAAAATACCAACTAATGTATCAGCATCAACTACTTCAGGACCAACTGCTACAGTAACATTTACTGCCCCGGATACAGGCGGTAGCCCAATTACAAGCTATACAGTAACATCATCACCAGACAACATTACCGCAACTGGAACTGGTACATCTATCGTAGTTTCTGGGTTAAGTCACAAAGCATATACATTTACAGTTACTGCAA